TATTCAGTTTGGCAACTTCAGGATTTCGTTTCACTTATTACCGCGCAATATATTGTTCGGCATAAACATAGGCGAAGCGGTTGACGAAAATACACAATTCCATAATTCAATTGCAATTGGCTTAATATTTGTTGCTTTCACCTTTGTACTATTTGATGAAAAATTATACTAAGATTTATTTGGGTTACTTTGGGTATGGAATTGAAGATTTTATTCCCTGCGAAGTATGCGGGAACACGGCGGTTGACATTCACCACATAGAAGCAAGGGGAATGGGGGGAACTAAAGAAAAGGACAGGATTGAAAATTTAATGGCGCTTTGCCGTTATTGTCACGTCGTAATGGGGGACACAAAGACACATTTGGAATATTTAAAAGATAAGCATAAAAAGGCATTAAATGGCAAAGATTAAAGGCGACAGTCAAAAGACTAATTTCGGAAAAAGAAAGTGCGGACACGCGAAAAAAAGTTATAACAAACACAATCCACGACCAAAAGCGTACAAAGGTCAGGGAAGGTAAAACAAAGGTATTACAATGGCAAAAGAAGTGAAACAGAAACACGGGGGGACATTAAAGGTTCTTCAGAAAGGCGAAACGGCAAACCCGAACGGGCGACCGCGTAAGTATGTCAGCCTATTAAAAGAACAGGGGTACAAATTAGCTGAAATAAATGATTCAATTCAGGCGCTTATGTCAATGACACCTAAAGAATTGGAAGCGGTTACAAAGAACCCGGACGCGACAGTACTTGAAATGACAGTTGCAAAGGCAATCATTAAGTCAATGAATAATGGAAGTCTTTATTCAATGGACACGCTTTTGTCACGCGTTTACGGTAAACCAAAAGAACAGGTTGACGTTCAACAGGACACGAAGATTGAAGTTGTATTTGTTGACGGCAAAACAATATTATAAATGCGCATAGAACTTCCAACACCGCACGCGAATCAGGAAAAGATATTGAACGCCGACAAGCGTTTTATTGTCATTATGTGCGGACGTCGTTTTGGTAAGTCTGAATTGTCGCAAATACTAATAATCAAAGAAGCATTAAAGGGCGGACAAGTTGCATACATTACACCGACATACGGATTGGCGCAAGTATTCTTTGAACGATTGGCGAAGGTACTTCCATTTAAAAGCAACATTTCAAAACTTAAAATCTATTGTCCCAACGAAGGATCAATTGAATTCTTTACAGGGGAACGTTTAGACAACTTGCGCGGTCGTAAGTTCCATTTGGTTATTGTGGACGAAGCCGCGTTTATTGCTGACCTTGAAGACGGTTGGAATAATAGCATACGCCCGACGCTGACCGACTATGAAGGTAAGGCGGTATTCCTTTCAACGCCACGTGGCAAAAACTTCTTTTATTCATTGTTTATGAAACAGGGTGAAAACGATTGGCAAAGCTTTAAATTTAGCACGTACGACAACCCACATATTAACCCGCGCGAAATAGACGAAGCACGAATTCAATTACCTGAAGTTGTATTTGAACAGGAATATATGGCGAACCCGTCCGAGAATAGCGCAAACCCTTTTGGTAATGCATTCATTAAACGCTGCGTCAAACCTATTTCAGCGCAACCGATTGTTTGTTATGGCATTGACCTTGCAAAGTCTGTGGATTATACAGTTATTATTGGGTTGGACAAAGACGGCAACGTGGCGTATTTTGACCGCTTCCAAATGGATTGGCATAACACCAAAGAAACAATTAAAAGGTTGCCGCCTGCGCCAATTGTAGTGGATTCAACAGGGGTTGGCGACCCTATATTAGAAGACTTACTTCGCGAAGGGGTAAACATTGAAGGTTTAAAATTTACAAGTCAATCCAAACAACAGTTAATGGAAGGTTTGGCGTCCGCTATCCAACAGGGACGAATCGGATTCCCTGAAGGGGTTATTGTGGACGAATTAGACGTGTTTGAATATCAGTTTACTTCGCACGGCGTAAGGTATTCAGCGCCTTCAGGATTCCACGACGATACCGTAATGGCTTTGGCTTTAGCGTGGCAAAATCATAATATCAAACGAGGTTCAGGGCGTTACGCCTTCGCTTAACCGTTTATCCTTATTATTTACCGTTCGTCACAATTTTAGAAAAAACTTTGCAAAATGTTTGGAAGTTGTATAAAACCTGTGTTATATTTGTGGAAACAATAAAACTTATACAATGGCAAACAGACTAAAAACCAAACAAGACAAATTAAACGAGCATTACGCAGCAATGCAAAAGCAATACGCCAAAGAATCTTTGGGTATTGGTTGGTTCTTCGCAATTATTGCAGGTGCTTTATTATTAACTTCTTTAATTGAAAACTTATAATATGTATATAACAACAATGCAAAAATTGATTAACCAATTGGACGCTGAAATTAAAAGAAACACATTAGGTGGAATTCAGTATTACGGATTATTAAGGGCAAAACAAATGGCAATGGAAATGCAACAGGAAGTCCGTTCTGAAATAGAAACTGCATACAACGACGCTAAAAACTATCCTGACCCAAATTGTGACGGGGATAAGTATTATTTTATGAATTATATTAGTAACGATTAAAAAAATTAATATGGCATATTCAACTTGTTGTGGCGCACACACTAATTATACGGAATACGATATTTGTCCTGAATGTCGTGACCATTGCGATTGGGAAGACGAAGAAGATATTGAAGAACGTGAAGCTGAAGAAGCTGCACAAAATCAAATTGAACAGGATAAATTAAACCGAATTTAAACTTACGCCGCCTGAAGGTATTTTAATATTTAATAACAAAATAGTAATTACGGGGAACTTTGGGCGGCTTTTTTAAAACAAACCTTATGTTTAGAAGAACAAAAAAAATAGAACCAAAAATTAGTCAATTAGAAAAAAGGGTTTGCGACTTAGAAAGTCCATACAAATATGAAGTTGGCGAAAAGGTATTATTTAATGATTTTGAAAACCTTAAAAGGGTTATTGAAGGGGTTATTGTTGAAAGGAATTTCAGGTATAAAGACGAAACAATTAATACTTTTTTTAGGTATGTAAAGGTTGAACCTTATTATATACGTGAAAATTGGTATAAAGTTTACGTTGAAAAGAAAAAAAATACATATAATGTTGGCGAAAATGAATTAAAAAAATAAACAATATGTCAAAGAATCAATATTTAATGGGTCAGGAATATTTGCTTCGCCTTGAAAACGAATGCTTAATTGAAAGGATTACAAAATTGGAAAAGGAATTAGGGTTGAAGGAAAAGGAAATTAAAGATTTAAGAATTCAAATAAAAATGGTTAACTTAGCAATGGCAGACATTTCGTAAAAGCTTATACAATGATAAAAAACTTTGAAGACATTACCTGCGAATTAACGCCGGATGAAAAAAGATTAGTGCCTGTAATTATCAGGGGGTTAAACCTTAAAAGCAAAGCAAACCCAATTAAAGGTGCGGAAATAGTCGCAGCCATTAACGGGCAAAAAGAAAAGTACGGAATTAAACAATTTTCTGAACCGCGTTTACGTAAAATCGTTAACTTTATACGATCAGAAGGGATATTACCTGTTATTGGGACGTCAAACGGTTATTACATATCATACGACGCGGACGAACTAAACGGGCAAATTGAAAGCTTAACGCAACGCGCCGACGCGATTATGTCAAGTGCAAACGGATTAAAAAAATGGATATGATTAGAGTAATTAATTTTAGCGGTGGGAAAACAAGTGCATTAATGACAATTTTAAATTATCGTAAAGGCGATTTAGTTATTTTTTCAGATACAGGACGCGAACACCCAAAGACATATAAATTTATTCAAGACTTTGAAGCACACGAAAATATCCCAATAATTAAAATACAATATGAAGGCGGATTTCGTGGAATGTTAGAAAAGAAGAATTGGAAGCATATTCCAAACAGGGTAAAAAGAAGTTGCACAATTGAATTAAAAATTAAAACAACAAAACGTTGGCTTCGTGCAAATTATGGGAAACAGAATTATGAATGGTTGGTTGGATTTAGGGCAGACGAAGAACGAAGGGTAAAAGGTTACGAACAAAGGGTAAATTATATACACCCAAAGTTCCCTTTATATGAATCCGGTATTGATAAAGCGCAAGTAAATGACTATTGGAGCAAAAAACCATATACGTTGGAAATACCTGCAATACTTGGAAATTGTACTTTATGTTTTTTAAAAGGTAAAAATGCAATAATTAATATAATGCGTTCACACCCGGAATTGGCAACAGAATGGATTGAAGACGAAGAATTAAGTAAAAAGAACGGCAACGGGCATACTTATTTTCAAGACACTACATATAAACATTTACTTTTAATGGCGCAAAATGATTTATTTGCAGGTCAGGATTTAAACGAATTAAATGCAGCTTATAACTGCGCTTGTACTAATTAAAAAAATGGATTACTACATAGAAAACGGGTTTAAAGTATTCACAGAAGAATATCATTTAAAAAGGGGGTATTGCTGCAAAAATGGTTGTCGGCATTGTCCTTATCAGAAAAAAGACTTAAATTTGAATTATGAAATGGAACGAATTGACCCTTTGGCAGTACCAACAGTTAATGCCAATACTGACAACACCGAATAAGGATTGGACAGAATTGGACGTTGACATTAAATTGTTGACGATCATTACAGGATTGACGGAATACCAAATTGACAGTTTAAGCATTGAAGACTTAAAAGAACTGCGCAAAGAATTGGCATTTTTAGACGAACCAATTGAAGGCAAACCGTTTGACTATATTAAAACCAACGGCAAACAATACCGTATAAATTACGACATTAAGAATATGCCGGCGGCGCGTTACATTGAAAGCAAGGTTTTCAGTAAGGAAACTTTAGCGAATCTTCATAAAATAGCGGCGTCAATGGTAATACCGCAGAAGAAGAATTGGTTTGGCAAATGGGTTGACGATAAGTACGACGCAAGTAAGCACGAACAATACGCTGCGGATATGCAGGAAGCAAACTTTGTGAACGTTTATCATTCGTTGGTTTTTTTTTATCAAGTTTACAAAAATTGGATCGAAGTTTCGCGGGATTATATGAGGGCGGAAATGACGACGGCGGGGATGACAACGGAGCAAGCGGATTCGGTTCTGTTGCTTTTATGCGAATCTATGGATGGCATTATACCGCCAAACTTGTTGCCGAACACGAAAATATTAGAACTTCAGAAGCTTTTGAAATGAAAACGATTGAGTTTTTAAATACAATGGCATATTTAAAGTCAAAGAACGCTTACGACCGTGAACAGGCGAAGCGCATAAAATATTAGATTTGGTTTTATTGTAATAAGCGAAAATTACCCTGTGTTTTTACACGGGGTTTTTTGTGCGGTATTTAGAACCGTTTTGTCTATTTAAGGTTATGAGTGAAGCCAAAGCACAGGCAAAAGCATTAAAGGA